ACGATGAGGGCGGAGCCACCCTTGCACAGCCAGCGATTGCCTAGGACTGTGTTGGGGTCGTTAGCGCGGTCAAAGGCAAGGAGGCTATCCGCGTCCATCTTGACCGGGGTGGCAGAGCCAGCCGCGCGGCCTTGGACAGCTTTAAGCGAGCCTTCGGTATAGGCAAGCAGGGTGTCCGGGTCGGTAGCCGGGTCAGCGGAAAGCTCGGCAGTCTTCTTGGCGACAGTATTGATGTGCCGCAGGATGGACTGTCGCTTTACCTCATCGGCCCAAGCCGGGTTGACAAGCGACGCGCCGATTGCCGTGGTAAGCTCCGAGATGTAAAAGGCCTCGACTGTGGACTTGCGCTCACGGAGGCGCATGGTGACAGTAAGCTCGTCGGCGGAGACATTTTCGTCGGCAAGTGAGAGGATGGCGGCGGCGATGTCCTGATGCTTTGGCTCAAGGAAATCGGACGGGATAAGGCCGGGCGGAAAGGGAAGGGAATCCCTTAGCAGTCCGCCGAGGAGAAAGGCCTCTGCGTCTGCGGATTGATGGTTGGGCATGGTTTGATGGAAAGGTTCAGGCGGAGGTCATGGTCGCGCCTTTCGTTTATGACAATGCTTTTGTTTGGGTGGGCCGAAATGGTCTAGGAGGCGGAGCCGTCCGTTGGTGATGACGCGGAAACGGCGCACGACAAGGATTCCGGATTCTACGGCTCGTTTGAGGTAGATGGCGGCTTGGCTTGTTGTCATCTTCCATCGGATTGCCCAATCGTCGCGCTTGAGGAAACCGGGGTCTGGCTTAACGGCGGACTTGTTTATTTCGGCGATGACGGCGGAAAGGATTTCGTCCGAGGCCCGGCGGTATGCCATGCGGCGCGCTTTCATACGCTCGGCTTGCCCTCCTTGGCGGCTCGCCACGCAATCACGGCGGGGTCGGTTTCCCAGAGATAAGGAGACTCGCAAACAATATCCCCGGCCTTGCGGAGACGCTCGTTTTCACCTTGTAGCAAATCGACATAGCCATCGAGCTTGATGCCAAGGTTGCGGAGCCGCTCGACCTCGGCCTTGAGGCTGGCGTAGTCAGAGTGGTGAACCCATTCGCCTCCAAGGGACTCGACGATGGTATAGCCTTCGTCCCCGCACTTGACGTTATAACGGATAGGTTCGCTCATCGGCGTAGTCCTTTCGGCGGAGTCCATACTGTCAGGTCAGACTGCCAAAGCCATCGGTCACCGATGCGGTGGATAATCCAAGCCTTCCAATTGTTGCCGGAAAACCACCCGGCGATGAAGCCGTTATTCCACCGAGCAGTCCCGAGGTAGTTCGCGGCGTATTCCATGTCGTCGATTCTGCAGAGGCATGGGGCCATGTATGCCGCGCCTCCGCCATGCTTAGGGAGGTTGACCTGATGCCCGGTGTGGCCGTGGCCGCACATAAACAGTCCACCTTCGGTCGCGTAGTGCATGCCAAGCTTCGCAAGGTTGCTTCCGATTCCGTGGTGAGACGAGATTGGGCCAATGCGTAACAGGCCGCGCTTGCCGTGGTAAGGCAGGATTCGCTTTACGCCGGATTTGCGGGCCTCGCGGTCAATCTTAGATTCCAAATCGGAGCAGTAGTCTCTCACGACGGCGGAAGGGTGCGACCGGGCCATCGCTGAAAGGCGATACTCATGGTTTCCCTTGTGGTAGTAGGTCGGGCGAAACTTGCGAAGGAAGTCCACCCCGGCTTCGACATCCTCCTTCAAGGACTCGGCTCCCTCGGTGTCGGACATCGCGCCTTTGCGAAGCGAGCGCATGTCAAAATGGTCGCCTCCGGCGATGCGGATGTCCGGCTTGAAGTCGGCGCAGTATGCGTAAAGCGCGGCGAGGCTTTCGGCATCCGCCATGTCTCCGTGGGTGTCGGAAGCGAATACGAACTTGGTAGGTTTGGTGGTCATTGGTCAAGCTGGCTCTTTTCCGGCGGGAAAAGGTTGTAGACTTTCTGCGGACCGGGGGGAGGAGGGTATGCGGAGCGTTTTGGAAATGGGATTCCAAACGAAGCAAGCTTCTCGCTGGTAAATCCCATCATCTCTGCCGTGTCGGCGAATCCGATTCCGAGGCGGAAGGCTTCGCGGACTAGAACCGACTCGTCGTATGGTTGAACCTTGTCCTTGTCCTTGAACTCGCAAGCCACGATGAATTTTGCGCGGGCCGGGGAGATTCCAAGTATCTCGCATCGTTCAGCGAAAGTAAGAGGACGATTGCGGTTGTTCTCGCAGACCATGTCATCTTCAGATGCCAAGTTTGCGGGCCAAGTCCTTGCCTTCGTTCAGGATTCGCTGGCGAGAGTCAGGGAGGAAAATGTATTCATGGTCAAAGGCGACCTGACGGGTGATTAGTCCGATGGACTTGCCCTCCTCCTCGTTAGCCGCCTCGACCCCGGTTGTCCTGACCATGACCTTATGGAGCTTCCAATCCTGCGCGCCGACGAGCATGTTCTCAATTACCTCAAGCTCGTTGATGTATCGCCAATCGGAACAGATGATGGTCGTCCCGATTCCGATGCTGTTGTTGCACCGGGCGATGAGCTGGCATTGGCGCGTGAAAGCGAGGGCGAAGACGTCCTCGTTGATTGAGCGAGCGAACACCCCGGCGGATACTAGGAAATGCCTGTGCCTAACCTTGAAGGATTCGTTCCTGAAAGTCTGGGTCGCTCCTGAGCCGCCGATGCCGAGCGACTGCATGTAGGAGTCGCAAGCTTGCTTAAGCACGTCGGCGAAGTTCAGGTGGACGACCGGGCCGCTCGCGACGAGGGAAACTCCGTCCGCGAGGGTGTCCTTACCCGCACGAGCATACCCTGTGATTAGGATTACATTGTTCATGCGAGTAAGGACGGCCCTTGGTTAGAACGGAACGGACTCCCCGGCCTCGGACGAGAAGGACTCAGGCACATCGGACGCGCCGTTGCCCTTGTAGCCGACAGCTTCGACCGGGGTAATCTTGGTGAGCTTGTAGTTGAACTGCATCTTGCCGTTCCATTCCTCGTCCGGCGTGGCTTCGATTTCGATGGTGGCTTTCTTGCCGAACGCCGGGGAGACGAACCTGATGAGGTTGTCCACAGTCATGGAGGTGGGCGGCTCCGGCGTGAAGCTCCCGGTGAGCTTGCCGACCAGCATCGCGAGGCCTTTGCCAAACTCGACGGAGTAATTCTTGGTCATGCAGTTGCCGTCGCCGTCCACGAAGAACAGGCGGCAGGAGGCGAAGCCCTTCTTGTTGACCTTGAAGCGTTCCAGCATCTTGTCATCCTTGGGCTTGACCAGCTTGAGGATGTAGGTGCCGGACTTCTCGATGTTCTTGAGAGGCGGGAGTTCGTTGTTGGGAGGGTTCATTATGGTGTTTGGTTGGTGGGAGATTGGTATGGTGAAAGGGCCGATGGTCGCCATCAGGCGAACTTGATGGGTTCGGCGACGGATGGCTTTGCCGAGATGTCGATGACCTTGATGTCATGTCCGTAACCCGGCCACTCGTCAAGCGCAACGCAAGACTTGTAGGTGCTGACGGCGGATTCGAAGTCAGCGACCGCGAGGCTCATAAGCTCCGGCCCGATTTCGTAGACGGAAAACTCAAAGGGAGCCTCTTTCTCTGCGGCGATGAATCGGAATCCTTTGAGCCGGGTCTTGAACGCGGCCTCGTAAGCTGTGCGATACAGGTGCGCTTGGAGGTTGTAGCGATAGTTGCGGACGGACTGAAGGAAACCGCGAGGCGAGGCATCCTCCGTCGTCTTGAGGTCATACAGGTATCCGTCGTCACCGAGCGCGTCGATGGCGCATTTGATGGTGACTCCGCAGTATTCGGTCGCGAACATGAACTCAGTCTTGGTGAACTTGACTCCGATGGCATCACGAGCGCGAAGCATGGCGTCAGCGACATTGTTGCCGAGCGTCCATTCCTCCGCGGTCAGGATGGTCTTCCCGGCGGCGACGGCGAGGAATGCCTCATACGCGGCCTTGCCTTCCTTGGTGCGGCGGTCGATGCCTTCAGGCAGGGCGGCATACTTGTCCGCCGTGACGAGGTTGCCCTCAAGGACGGCGGAGTGAACGAACGAACCGATTCGGAGAGCTTTCGTCTCCTCGCGCGGCGCGGTGATGTAGGCCCGGTAGTGGGCCGGGGACTTGAGCAGTTCCTTCGCACCTGAGTAGTTCAGGGCGATGGTCGCGTCGTATTCTTTTCTGGTGTTGATTTCGTTGGGCATGGTTTTGTTTGGTTGGTGGGAAATTAGATGCCTTCGTCCTCGTCGGCGTTTAGTTCGTCGATGTGCTGGGCGATGTTATCGCAGGATTGGATGGCTTCGGCGATGGCCTTGTCGCATTGGGCAAGGGTGTTCCTCATCACTTTTATGGATGAGTTGATGCGCTTGAGGCGGTCGTAGAGCGGCTTCAAATCCCAAAGCTCCGTGAGCGGCGTGTTCAAGGCCCGGAGGTGTTCGCGCTTCCCGGCGTGGATGTCGTCGAGGAGGTGGCGGGCATCGTCGCCGACAATCTCCGTGTCGCAGAAATACTCTAGAGAACTTAGCTGTTCCTCGATGTTCTTGAGGTGCTTTTGTAGTGCTTCTTTGCTGGTCATGGCTTTGGTTTAGGTGCGGGCTTCTTGGATGGCAAGGTCTTTCGTCGTGCGGAGAAAGAATCTCACGGACACCGGAGGACGTAGCGAAGCGAGGTTGTCTTTCTTCCACGCGGCGAGGCGGTCGGTGAACTCGGACATGCGGGAGGCCTTGACCTCGCAGTAAGGAAGGCCGTCAAGGCAGATGAACAGGGCGAAAGGCTCCGGCGTGTTGGCCGCGAGCTTTATGATTGAGGAAGGGATTAGCTTCGTCTTGGTGATTGGCTTCATACGGCGTTAGGGTTGAACCGGAAATACTCTTGGCCGTGCTTGGCCCAGAACTCGACATGGCTACCGGACACGCGGACGGCGCGGCGCTTCCATTTCCAAAGCTCCTCGGTGAAGGAGTCCTTGTCCCAGACCACGAACTCCGGGTTCTCTACCCGGCCATCAATAATAAGGAACAAGGCATGGCTCTCGCGAGGCATCTTGGAAGCCATGTGTGACATGGCTGTCGGAGGGTTGGCGCGTCGTTCAGGCATCCTTCTTGAACAGCTTGGCGAGGATTTCGTTGGCCCGGTCGAGGTCGGCGCGTGTCGCCTCAAGCTCGTTAGCCATTTCCCGGCGTAGGCTTACGCCATCGCGGCGGAGGATTTCGTTTTCTTCCATGACGCGAAGCCATTTGGCTTCAAAGTCACGGGCCTCGATGCGGAAGTAATTGACCGTCCCGTTCAGCCGCTCGACTTGCATCTGCGCGTGGTGCAGTTGGAGCCGGAGGTTCGTGACCTCCTTGCTCAGTTCCGATTCGTCGTCGCGGCTCATTTGGAGATTGCCTTGAGGAAGGCGGATTGGTTCTCGGTGATGATGAGCTGGTGTTCGTTGCTCAAGCTGGCGAGGCTGTGTCCTTCAGCAAGCCACCCTTTGGACACAAGGTAGGCTTGGGCTTTGTCAATCTTATCCGGCGGGATGAAGCCAAACCAGACATCCGGGCGAGACGCGGGCCGGGGAGCCGGGGAGGAGGCCTTCGCTCCGTCGTCGTCGATGTCCGTGGAGATACCACAGGCGGTTTGGAGCGATTGGCGGCGGAGGTAGGTAATTGCGCTCCCGAGCTTCTGTGCGTCGCCCGGTGCGACGAAGGAGAGGGTTCCGCTGTCGTGAGACTCGCCCGACGCGTGGAGGAAGGTGGTCGTGACGCGAACCTGACCCTCTGCCGAGGACAGGCTTTGGTGGACGGCGAGGTTATGCTCACGGGCCACAGCTTTTACTGTGTCCAGAATCTCCGAGAGCGAGGCGTATCTGGACTTATAGGCCGGGTTGATGCGGTCGGCGGAGACGTTGCCGATGGCGTTGAGGAAGGCGACCAAGTCTTGGCGCGCCGTGTTGGGTTGGTTGTCTTTGGGCATGGTGGTTGGTGGAAATTAGTTGATGGCCTTACGAAGACCAGCGTCAAGGATTAAGAGTGCGTCCGCCGTAGCGAGCGTGACATGATTGTCCGGGTAAAGCTCTGAGGCGCGGGCCTTCAGCTTGTTCTTCCATTGGGTTGTGGTCTGCTCGCCTTTCGTCCCGACCGGGTGGGCCTTCTGCCAGACCGGAGGGCGCACCGGGTGAATCTTGAAGCCGAGGGCGACGGCGGCTCCGTAGCAGATGCCGTAGTTGAGCATCATCTTGCCGATGGCCGAGCCGGGGATGTTGCGGCCCGCGAACAACGGCGGAAGCTCGATGTAGAGTTCAACGATGTCAGACCCCTTCGCGACATTCGCGAGCAGGGTGCAAGTGTCAAAGTCAGTCGGCGGCATGCGGAGCGCGGTCGTCTTGCCGTTGAAGTGCCAAGCGATGCCTCCGTTTACGCCGGGGTCGATTGCGATAGTAAGGATGTCGTTCATGGCTGTGCCTTGAGAGTCTGAAGCTCGTTACGCAAGGTCAAGGCCGAACCATCGGACAGGGAAGCCAAGGTAGTGAATCGTTCCTGCTCAATGTATAGGCGACCGACCTCAGAGAAACGGAGGTGTGCGTGAGCCGGGTCAGCGGCGACCTCCTTCATCGCGGCGAGAAGCTTGCCACGGGAATCCCGCGCCCTCTCGCGGAATGCCCTTGCCTCAGAGCGCGTGGCCTTGAGGATGGCTTTGAGGTTGGCGATGCGGTGTTTGGTTTCCATGTGAGGGATTATTCGCACTCCTCGCCGTTGATGCATTCCAGCATGGTGTGGACTTCGTCGCCGAACGCGAGGAGAGAGGCGTAACGCTCAAGAGCATCAGCCGTGTCCGATGCCCGGCGATACTTCGCGCTCCCGGCCTTGGCGTTGTTGCGTTCGGCAACCTTGTCGAGCCAGCGTTCGTGAAGGTCAGTCACCGTGTCGATGATGTCCCATGCGTCGTATTCTTTTTCGAGGGCCGCGATGATAGTTTCTTGTGTGGTCATGGTCGTTTGTTGGTGAGGGTTCAACCCTGAGGGCGATTGTTGATGCCGACCTTGGTGATGACGGCGAGGTTCTGGGTGATGAGCTGGTCGCGGAGCTTGCCGAGCTTGCTCTTTGCGAGCTTGCGCTGGACAGAGCCAAGCGGGGAGTCGATGACTTGCAGGAACCAGAACGCATAGGAGCGTTTGGTTTCGGCGAGCGTACCCTCCTTATGGAGAAGGTCGAAGTCCCGGTTCGCGAGGATGGCGTTGATGCGGTCTGAGGTGTTGGCGGTCATGGTCGTTTGTGGGTGAGAGTGATTACTTGGCGGCGAGAGCGGCTTCGTAGGCGGAATAGGCGGCTTCGTAGGCGGCGAAAGCAACAGAAAGCTCGCATCCGCTAACAAATCTTCCCTGAGAAGAAGAATCGTAGGCGGCAGAGTTGGCGCGAGCCAACTTAACAGCTTCGGCGGCGGAGTTAAGCGCGGCGAGCGCGGAGTTCATTGAGGACTTTTCGTTGGTGGTATTCATTGGTGGTGTTTGGTGGAACGAGAGTAAAGTTGGCCGAAAGGGGTCTGGGTGACAAGGTTTATTTTCGGAAATCGCACGGGAGGGTTTGCCGAATAGATACGACCCTTTTGGCGTAATCGGTCAGGGGAAGCCCATTACGAATCGCTCCGCCCGGCCCCAGATTCCAGCATGCGGCCAGCTGGGCGTCGGTCGGGTAAGGGTAGCCCGCGCCTCGGAGCCGGGTGCGGATGACTTCAAGATACGCGCTCGCCATGTATTTCTGGACTGCGGAATCCCGCCATGCGTGACGCTTGTAAGTTCTGCGGCCTTGCGACTTGAGGAGTGCGTTCGCATCCTGCCAAGCTTCCGGGTGCATCTGATACGCACCAAGCGCACGACCTCCGTCCCCTACGGCGAAGTGGTCCAATCGTGACTCAACGATTCCGATTGCCATAAGCAACATCTCATCCGATGCCTCAAGCCCGGCACAGGCAATCATCGAGTAAAGTGTGAGTGCGAGTCTCATCTGAGGTTGAGCAGGATTTCATCCGGGCGGCGCGGATTGTCTTTGATGGCCTTGCCCCATTTCTTCTTGAGGTAGGCGATGCACTCGCGCTCAAGCTCCGAGGTGCGGTAGGAAACAGCACCACCCTTGTTGGAGCGATGAGCAAACTCCGCAAGGATGTTGTCAACGCGCAGGACGCGTCCGAAAGCCTCGATGTGCCGCAGGGTGTAATCGTAGTCTTCTTTGAGGCGCATCTTCTCGTCGAACCGGATGTCGCAAGGGAACACCAGAATCATGTCTCCGACGATGAAGGCCCGGTCGCGGTAAGGCTTCTCCGGATTGTAGAAGTAGGGGTTGGAAGTCGGGGCGACTCCGCACAGCTTGGCTCCGAACTTCTGCCCGGCAGTCAGCATGTCGCGGGCCGCAGAGATGAGCTTGACCTGTTCGGTGTCCGTTTTGCTATGGGCTTTCTTGACGCGCTTCAGGTCGTCGGACAGTTGGAGGCAGGGGAGGCCAAGGGCGAACGCGGCTTCAAGTGCGGCGTTGCGGCTCTCGCACAGCTTGCCGGACTCCACGACATTCTTTGCCCCGGCGGCGCGGTAAGCGTCCCCTTCCCCGGCGGCGACGAACCAAGTAGCGTCGGCGACGTGCGCGTTCATCGCCGGAACCCGGTCAGGGCGGCGCGCGCTGATGATGGAGACGAAGATGTTGTTATTATTCATGGGTCAATCACGCTGGGGGCGAGAGTAGTCGTCGTCAAGCCGGATGACGTCCGTAAGGTCGGGAGTGGACACTTCAAGGAGGACGCTATCCTCCGCCGCCTCAAAACGATGCAGGGTCGTTGCAGGGATGTGGACAGCGCGGCCCGGTAGCCATTCCATCTGGCTGTCCCTTGCCCCGTAGGTCAGGATGACCCGGCCCGACAGGAGGTAAAGCGTCTCTACCTTGCGCTCATGGTATTGCAGGGACAGTCGTTTGCCCCGGCTGACTTCAAGGAGCTTCCCGGCGTATTGGGTCTGGTCGGCATACCAGATTTCGCGGCCCCATGGCTTGACGACAATCTTGGGTTGGTAGGTAGGGTCTGGTAGGTGCATAAGGGTCAAGGGAGGAAACGGCGCGGAACCATCGACCCAACGATTGGGCCATCAGTAGGAGCGTCGTAGGAATAGGTTATGCCTACCCAGCCGCCAGCCGCAACATAAGGTTCAATGCGAACCTCGCGGCATCCGGCCCGGTCGTAGGCATCAGCATAGAGGTCGCACAGCTTTCGGCATCGTGGTAGCGCGGTCTTGTTGGAGCAGATGTCCCCGGCCTCGATGCGGTCGTTGACCTCAGACACATCCGCCATCAGGTGACGGAAAACGAAATGATGAGCCTGAGCGTTCATTGGTATTCGACGACGCAATCCGGGCAGACCCAGAAGCTTCCGCGCATCACGGAGATGGTGGACGGGGACTTGCGGTTGTAGTAGATTGCCTTGACCTCGTAGCGTTCCCCGGCGAGGCGGTCGCCGCAACACGGGCAAGGTCGCCAAGTGAACTCGTCCCGGCTTGGGTATCCGTTCGCGTCGGTGATGGTTTCGAGACGCTCAAGGTTTCGGTGCAGGAGGTTGCTCATTGGTTGTGGAATTAGTGGCCGGAGGATTCGAAGAAGTCATACATCAGGTCGCGAGCATACTTGTCCCAATCAAAGTAAAGCTCGCAAGGGTGGGTATGTCGCCCGTGCTTGGGGAGGTCGCCGAACAGGTCGGTCGCGTCGGCAAGCTCGTAGGCGAAGTCCCGGTCGCTCCGGTGTTCGCCGTAGTAGCTGTCGGACGCGTTCTCCAAGTCGCTCAGGGTCGGCTCGGTAATGCCGAGGTGTTCGCAGTAGGCGACCATGGCTTCCGGCTTGAGGCTGATGTCCTTGTGGGGATACAGCTCCGCGACGAGCGCGTGGAGGTCTTTTGATTTCTTAGGCATGGAAGTGGGTCAGCGATGGCGGCGGACGACCTTGGCTTTGACAGGCTCCGGGCCGTTGATGAGGCGGTAGAGTTCCGGGCCGCAGAAGGTCACGACCGCGAGCCATCCGAAGATGGCGATGGCGAACAGGGTGGCCATGGCTTTCATGTCGGGAAGCTTGCGAGGGTTAGCCGCGGGGAGACTCGCCGATGATGTAGCCGAAGTCGTCGCGGATGGCGCGGGCCAGCTCGACGAGCTTGAGGTCGCAAGCCGGGACGCGCTTGTGGTCGGCCTTGAGCGCGGCGCGGAACGCCGAGATGACGGAGACGAGCGTCGTGTTGTCGTGGCCCGGCGCGCCGTAGAGCTTCGCGAGGGTCGTGCCGACGATGATGGTTGTGATGCTGATGCTGTTCATTGTTGTGATGTTTGTGGGTGAGAGTGATTAGGCGTTGACCGGGCCGACATCGGCGAGGAACTGCTTGACCCCGGCGAGGGTGTATTCGCTACCGGAGGTCTGGCCGTTTCCGTTTTCGGTGGCGAAGCCGGGCTTAAGGTTAATCCAGTAAATCTTTCGACCGAAGTCCGATTCGATTTCGATGTTCTGGACAGCCGGGTGATTGTTGAGCTTTTCGAGGGTGGTCATTTGTATGTTGGGTTTGGTGGAACGAGAGTAACCTTGCCCGATGAACCGACCGGGCGAAAGGTTTATTTTCGGGTCGAGTGCGATTTAGGGGTTTGGTCGATACAGTATCGGTTTAGGCCGGGCTTCCGGGAGGCCTGTTTTACCCCTCTGGCAAGCCCGTGGAGGCCTTTTAAGGCCCGGCGCGGCCCAACCCTAAGGCCGGAGGTCACAGAAAGCCTCCTTCGGCTATGGCCCGGAGTTGCTCGTATCCTCGGCATGCGGCCCCATTAGTCAGGTAAAGGCCCGGCTCGCGTTCGACAGATTCAATCAGCTCGGCAAGCTTGTCCTCGTCCTGCGGAATCTCAGCCAGCCCGTGAAGCACCGACATGATGTAGTTGGGACTCATCAGGAGTGGGTGTAGCCGTCCGGCTCGATGACCATGTACATGACCATGCCGGACTGCCCGACCACGCGGATGGCGATGGCGCGTTCCGCCGGGAGGTGCGTGAGGTCGTTGAAGTCGAGCGTCCAGCCACGGGTCTGTAGCTTGGACAGCCCGACGAGCTGGTCACGGGTGAGCGTGAAGGTCTGTGCGGTCTTGGGAGGGTGCATGGGATTAAAGATTGGCGAGGAGGGCGGTGACATGTTCGCGGGCCGCGTCAGGCGCGTCGCTGTCAGGATGCTGGAGGTCTTCTGCGGCAAGGGTGAGGGATTCCTTAATGGTCTGTCCCTTAGCGATGCGTAGCGAGAATCTGTCGCCGTAGGTCAGGTCGCATTCCGGGCGACCGAGGGACTTGTGGAAGGCTTCCATCGTGCGGACTCCGCTTGGGTCATTGCCCATCAGCATGGAGATGCCGGGTCGCCCGGTAGTTTCGAGGTTATACATTGGTTGTATTGGGTTGGGTGAGAGATTACTTGGCGAAGACCATCGCCCACAGCTGGTCGGCGCGGGCCTTGGTGATGACGGGCTTGATGCCGGACTTCTCGTTGGCGAGGATTTCGCAACCGATGATGTGCCGGGCAACCTTGGCCTTGTCGAAGTAGGACATGGTGTTGCGGGCATACCAGAGGCAGACGGAGCGCGTCGTAGAGTCGGCCTCGTCCCAGCTGACGGGGAGCGCGTCCGGGACAGTCAGCCCGGCATCCCGGTTGGTGCTGACGAGGATTCGCTCGTCGTGGTCGAGGGCGGTGATGGGCTTGAACGGGGTGGTCATGGTCGTTTGTGGTGTTGGTTTTTGAAAGGTTTATTAGGCGGTAATCAGGCCCATCTTGATGGCCTTCTTGCGGCACTTCGTGCAGGTGATATCGCTGAAGGAGTAGTTGCCATTGGCATGAGCACGAGCGTTGAAAGCGTCGGAGCCGCAGGTCGTGTGTAATCCGGTCTTGTGAAGCTGGCCGTCGTTCTTCTTGAACTCCATCGTGTAAATGATGTGAAGCTCAGAGCCGCGTCCGGCGCGTCCGACATTAAAAGTCCGCTTGATGTCGTGCTCGACAGTAACGAATTCTTTGTTGGTGTTGATTTCGGTGGTGGTCATTTGTGGTGTGGTTTGGTGGAACGAGAACAACCTTGCCCGAACCTCCGACTCAACGAAAGGTTTATTTTGGGGTCTAAGTGCGATTTATGGGTTTAGCGAATACAGGCTCTACTGCGACCGAGGCCCGGCTACCCCCAAAAAGACCCCTTGGGAGGCCCGTGGAGGCCTTTTGACCCCTTACCCCTACCCTTCCCCTACCTTTTAGACCGACCCCGGCTCTTGAGCCAAGCCAGCCCGGCGTCCACCAGCTCCGGGGAAGCGTAGCCCGCCATCCCTGCCGCCGCATACCCAAGGCCCGCGTTCGCGAAGTAGGACTGCGTGGCGAGGCCGACCAACAAAGAAGTCAGCCCAGCGACGGCTGTCCGGCGGGCGATGTAACCAAGGGAGTGCCTTTCAGTCGAACAAAAGTAGCGCACCATCCACGAAACCGCGCCGATGGCGATTCCGATGCCAATGTCTCGCAAGCTTGCGGGGACTTCTTCCGGCTGTGGAACGGGACTCATGTGATGCGAGGCGGCTTGTTATTCTTGTCCATAAGCACCCGGCGGTAGTTCTGCTTCCAGAGGGTGTCGCACAGCTTCTTGCCCGCGGCATCAACCAGCTTCTCTGTCGCCGGGGAAACGTCGTCAGGGAAAAGGGTGATATGAAGCACCTCGTGGCACAGCACCTCAAGCTGACGTTTCGCCCCAAGGCGCGGGTCAATCTCAATAAGAGGGCGCGCCGCATCGAAGTGCGCCTGACCCCAAGCGACCTCGCGACCCAGCTTGCGCCAGACTACCTTAATCCCCTTTGCCATGCGAGGAGTTGACGGAATCTCGCACCTTGTCCCAAGCCCACCAAAGGCCAAGTCCGGAAGCCGCGGATGCTGTGCCGATGGCAAGCCACATGAAGTAAGGCGAGTCCACGATGAAGGGGACTGCTCCACAGAACGCGCCGCAAAGAAGAAGGGGGATGCCGATACGCGGCCCGGCCAGAGCCGTAGCCAACGCGCCGATGACCGCCAGCCCGGCTCCGGTCAGCGTCCAGATGTTTTCGGAGGCCTCTCGCTTTACCCGCTCAAGCTCCCCGGTGAGGTCGGCGATACGCTCGTCCTTCAACTTGGAAACACGGGAGGCTTCCTTCTGGTCTGCCTCCATCTTGGAGCGCGCTTCGGTGACTTGGGCGGCGAGCTTCCGGGCGGCTTCCTCTGCGGCCTTGTAGTCCTTCTGGTCGGCCTTGGCGGCACGAGCCTTAGCCACGGCGAGGTCGCCCTCGTTCGGGGCCGGGAGGAGGGCCAAGGCGACGGACGACTCGGCGCGGACGACTTCGGGCTTGTCGGCGTTATCCTTCACGACGGTGACTGCGGCCGCAACTTTGTTGTTCCTCGTGTCGATTCCGGACGAGAAAGTAGACATGTTCTCGGAACGCGTCGGCGCGTCCGGTTGAGGCGGAAGCTTCGACGAAGAACAGCCGACCAAAAGAATGGAGGCCGCGAGCAGGCGCATTACTTGGAGCAATACTTGATGTAAAGCTCGCGGGCCTTTTCGGCGATGTCGTTGCGGTAAACCCCGGCGGCATATCCGAGGGCGATGGCGATGATATAGCTCATGGGATTAGGCAAGGCGCGCACCGATGCGGTAGTTCAATCCGCCGATGGCAACGATGATATCGTTTGAGTCGGATCCGCCCGTATGGGTCGTGACGCTGTTGACGGAGAAGGCAGGGCCGGCTCCGTTGGAGAAGGTGTCCGCCTTGACGTTGCCGACGACCTCGACCTTGGAGGTAGGCGTGAAGCCAGTAGCGACGCCGATGCCGACGTTGCCAGCATTGTCGATGATGAAGGCGTTGGCATCCGGGGTCGTGGAGTCCTCGACGAGAAGAGCGTTGCCCGTGCCGTTCTGAGTTACGCGCAAGGCTGGGAGGGTCGTATTTACATTGATAACCCCGGCCGAGGAGGTGCTTAGGCATTGTCTCCAAGCACCCGTTCCGTCACGGAAATTGAGGCTGACTCCGCCCGTGGCAATCCACATATCTCCGGCGACGTTGCTTCCCGTCTCGTTTCCGCCGATGCCGATGTTGATGCCAGCGCGGGAGGTGTTGGCGGTGAAAGAAACCTTGTTTGAGAAAGTCTGCTGTGTTGCTCCTGAAGAGAGTTGTGCGTAGTTGGTAAGTGCAGAAGGAATGTCTTGAAACTTGACCAGACGGTCAATCGTGTCATCGGCTGTGGCTACCCAGAAGTTGCCCGTGCCATCAGTCCAGATTTGACCAAGCAACGCCCCCCCTGCGTTTGGCGGTCCACCGGGTAGAATAAGTTTCCCTAAACCATCAAAGGAAACATTCCCGGTGAACGTAGGGCCAGAAAGAGGAGCGTAAGCCGACAGCGCGGAGGTCGTGGCGTATCCCTGACCCTTGACGAAGGCAGTCGTGGCGATGCTGGTGTCATTATCACCAAGCGAAGGCGTAACGGCACGAGCGTCTCCCGTGAACACAGGCGAAGCAAGCGGAGCGGCACCAGAGACGTCGGCTACGACAAGCGATACGGCCCCGATTTTGCCAGCCACCGAGGTTACGGGGGCGGTGGTCAGGTATCCCTGACCCTTGACGAAGGCCGTCGTGGCGATGCTCGTATCGTTGTCCGCCAACGGAGGAGTGACTGACCTAGGATTGCCCGTCAAGACCGGGTCAAATAGCGGAGCGTAATTCTGGAGGGAAATAACCGGAGCGTAATTCTGCCCCCTGACCCAAGCGGTCGTGGCAATGCTGGTGTCATTGTCCGAGAGCGAAGGCGTGACCGAACGAGGGTCGCCCGTGAACACAGGCGAGGAAAGATTAGCCTTCAGGTTCAGCGCCGACTGCAAATCCGTCTGGTCAGACAGCGTCCCGGTGATTTCGCCCCAAGAGGTCGAGGGGTCTACGTTAATCCATTCGGTGTTGTAGTCTACGCCGTCGACCTTGGCGAGTACCTGACCCGCGCTACCGCCGACGGGAACGCCGACACCGGGTTCCCCTTGGTCGCCCTTGTCACCCTTTTCTCCGGGGATGCCTTGCGGTCCTTGGGGGCCGGGTGCGCCGAGGGTGAACACCATCGACCCGGTGGGCGATGCGGGAGTTAGGACAAGCTCGATATTAGCCATTGGGGAGGGTGATTTCTTGGTCAACGACAAAGCGGACAGTAGTCGTGGAGAAAACGATGCCGTCCTTTACGCAACGAAGGTCAATCGCGGCAGTCCCGACGGCCCAATCCGCCGTTTCGGAAGCTTCGGCCCGCAGGGATACAGTCAGATTGTCCTCTCCGATGGTGACGGCAAGAGGGCGGCGCGTCCGCGAGAAGTCAAGGACTTCGCTTTCAATAGTCACCCCGGAAAGGTTTACCGGGTCGCCTTCGCCGGGGACATACGGGCCAGAGGCCGCAAAAGTCTGCCCGCGCTTCCAAATGATTGTCGGTGCCGCCATGACCCTACGCGGGAGTCAAAGTCTGGGGTTAGGTGATGGGGGTCAGTTTACCGATTGAGATGACCTGACCTGTGCTTGAGCTTGGACTGCCGTTGGGAACCTCCTGAATGGCATTGGGAGGGCTGAACAATTCTATGCCTACAAGGGCAGTCGTCACGCCGTCTTGGAACTGCATCAATTCGCCCAACAACTCCTCTTGGATTTCTTCCGGGACGAGGGTCGAAGGTTCGTCCAATTCGTCGTCGAACCAATCAAGTTCCACAAGTGACATATCAACCACTTGAGTGACGAAAAAGTTCCTGAACTCTACGGGGTATCCGTTCGTACGCGCATACCTATCTGCCCTGATTAGTCCGCTACCCGGTGATGCCGACATAAATGCGGTCAAGATGTTGCTTCCGCTTACTTCGTAATTCCTGTTATACGAAAAGTTCTCAACGAAATACAGGTTCATGTTGGCGAACCTTCCAAACGCCGTCCTAAGACTTGCCCATGTCCTGTAATTCGTGAAGGTCGTCCCTCCGATGATGACGGCCTTTGCCATTACACTCTGGCGTAATAGTAAGTTGCCGTCTTGGTTCCGAGCTTGATGCGGTCAGCCCATAGCGAGCCGGTGACATATTGGTCTACGGCGAACTTGTCGTCTGGTAACTTTGTAACTTTAGCCAGAACGATGTAAGCAAGTTGGTCGGTATCGTCCGGAGGCTCGGAGTCGAGCGTGTAGACGCGCGGATAAGGGTCGTCTTCTGGCGGGCTCCCGGGCGCTCGGGATGGGTAGAATGTATTGACCGGATTTGGTCCGGTTCGCAGGACAATCCAAGTTTCAGTCCCAGCCGCCAAGGCGATTTGAGGTTGGGGGATGACATCCATGTAAACCCATGCTTCCGATACGTCGTCGTAAATCAAAGGCATCAGGTTGTTAATCGTGCCCGGGCAGATATTGTAAACGGCGTAAGGCTGTTGGCCTTCAGGCGTGAGATACTTGAGTCCTTTGACTTTGAACGGGAAACATACGTCGTCGTCCGGGACAACCTGATTCGCGCAACTGCCGGGAAGCTTGTAGTCGTAGTTCGCCGAAGTCCAATCCGCCGGGCCGACAAACTCCTCATACCAATCGTCGTTATCTTCAACGAGAGAATTCATGCCATTAAGGGTGTCGGCGTTAGCCATCAGCGACCATTTAGGCGTGGCATTTTTGTTCAGGTTGTAAGGGTCGTTCGTCTCGGTCAGGTCATCCTGATTGCACAAGGTCGTGCCGTTGAACAGGCAGGGAATCTGAAGGTCAATCGGGCCTACGATGTGCTGGTCAATAGAGAGTCTAATGCCTTCGCCCGGAACATTGGTCGCCGTAACAATTCCGATTAGCTTGACCGCGTATCCCCATTTGACCGGGTTGAACCAAGTCGTGTGGCAGTTGCCCCAGTCGCCTTGAAGCCCGGTTGACATCGCGTCGTAGCCGACCATCTTCTGGACGTTGGTCTTGTTCACATATTCCGACGGCCCTGTTTCAGAAAAAATGATGGACTCAATGTCGTCCCCGGACGGGAAAATTGAAACCCAAGGAGCTTCCGCATTGAGGAGGGCGGATTCCGTGTCATCGTTTGACTGATTGATGTCGAACTTGCTTATGGTGACGTAGTATGTCCCGGCGAAAGAAAGGGTGTAGTATCCGTTTCCGTCCATCCAAGCAGGGTCGCCCGCGCCGGATGTCAGGTTTACGCCTGAGCCGTAGACGGCGACCTTGCTAATCCAACCCTGCCTTTGGTCGCTATGACCGCCCTGACGGACGCGAGGCATGTTGCTTTGGGTGAAACTGACAGTCCCCTTGGCGATTTGAAGGCGCTCAACTCCTTCAACTGTTACGACGCGCATCTGATACTGCTGGACGATGCTGGCCGGAGCTGGTTGCCCCGGCTCGATTCGTGCCTGACCACCCGTAATGACTGCTCCTCCCGGCGTGAAACTGACCGACGGGCCTTCGCCCAAATACGGCATCGGCAAGCTTGCCTGAATGCCGGAGGCGAGGTCGTTGAGTTGCTTGGCCTGAATTGGCGACCCGGCCTCAAACCTTGAGTTGAAGCGCGAGCCGGAGCCGTTGAAGCCAAGGTCTTCCATCGTCAGAAAATAGAGTCGGCCATCGGGCCGTAGATGTCAGAATCCCAGCCCGTCCCTCCGCCAACCATGATGTCGTAGACGACCTTAATCCCGGCGTAATTATCCGGAGTCCCGATGCACTCGGCGTTCGCCGCGGTAAGCAAGCAAAGCTCAGGGGAAAGCGCGCCGAGGATGTCTCCCGGAGTGATGAGCTTGAACATGTCGCCCGGAGTCTTAAGAGTCCTTCCGACCCCATTGGTCATGGTTGCGGCCCGATACCCCTGTTGAGGATTGAAGAAAATAATACCCCTGACAGAATACATGGGGCGAAGGAACTGACGAATCCCGGCCTTGGGGTTTCGCGTTCCGTTCGCCGGAAGACCGAACCCGTCAAATCGCCAAGGGAAAAGAGGGTCGCTGGAAGGGATGAAGATTGGTTTATTGGGGTTGCTTGAAGGCTGTGACGGCGGGCCAGCCAAAATCTGCGTCGGTGAATCTGCTCCAATAGTTCCGTCCGTTACGATGGTGAAGTTCGGGTGAGTCTCGATTGGTTGCGCCGTCGTCGTGGAAACACCGGAAATCTGCGCGTCCGTGTAGCCGATTCCGCGGGCAACGCCCATGTAGTCGATGGTAATCGTTGCGACTCCGCCGGGCTGTAGGGCGATTGCATATTTGTGGGACTTCATCTCAAAACCGACATCATACGGATAGTCGATTCCCATGCTCACCATGTCAATGGTGTCAGTAAGGTTGCTGTTGGCGGAGTCTAGGCTGAAGACAAGTTGAGCCTGAGCCAGACCGAACGCGTCAATGACGATTGAACCCGTCGCCGTAGGGACTCCGGGAGCGACAAGCTCGTTGCCGTAATTTAGGCGCGTGATGGATGGGTCTGGCATGTTACTTGGCGACGTTTACGGGTTTGGTTTGGGCTGGCTTTGAGGACTCTTGGACAAGCTTGCCCGTATTGTCAGCAGTCTTGTTTGCCGCGTCAAGCATTGAACTCTGGTAAGTCCCGGAAAGGATTGAGCTTACATCGCCACCGCCGATTTCCTGAAGCGAAGATGCGGCCATGACTCTGGCGGCTTGAAGGAGCGGTGGTCCTTCCGGCTGTCCTTTCTTTTCTTCCTTCTCCATATCCTTCTTCCGCATCTCCAAGATTGTCTTGATTGCGTTTTTAGCGGTAGCCTCGGTCTCGGCAGAAAGGAAAATGCTGTCAGTAAAATTATCCCTAAGTTGTTCGAGGGCGGCGTTTACGGCGTCTGGGTCGCCCTTAACTTCGGAATAAATCTGACTTCCAATCGACCTTCCTTCTTGTTCGGCAGTTCCTCCTGTCTTACCAAGCTGACCACCCATTACCTCTTGAGCCACATCAGCGCCTTCAATTTTGGCGCTCAAAAGACCAAGGCCAGAAGCCGTTCCTCCACCAACCCCTTCAAGTCCTCGCTTGAATCTTTCGATTCGACGCTCAGTCTTTGCCATGCTTTCAACAGTCTTGTCGCTCATCAAAACAACTGATTTGGTGAACTCATCTAAGTTGAGTTTACCGTTCTTGTAGATTGCCGAGAGTTGTTCTCCTTGAAGACCAAACAGCTGAACGGCACGCTGAGCCGAAAGAGACTCAAGCCCGGTTCGGTCGTATTCATCCGCGAGACGTCGAAGGACTTCAATGGCTGAAACCTTACCTTTCGTTACTTCGTCCTCGCTGAACTTCAATGAGCGAAGGACTGCCCGGTGAGACTCGCTACCCTTTGCGGCGGCATCGTTCACCTTGGCGAAATAGTTCATCGTCCGGCCTACGGCCTCCATGGAAACGCCGACCTCCGCGCCGTATCGTGCCAGAAGCTGAAACTCTTGCGAGCTTTTCCCGGTTCCGAATCGTTTGAAAGCATCGTCGAGGCCTTTGGCAGTCTTCAATGCGGCTCCCATGCTTTCGGCGAATTTTCCGAAAAGCGTAGATAGAGCCAAGGCTGAAGCCATGCTTGCCATTGTCGCTTTGTTGAAGTCTCCGAACCAAGCACTCAAAGCTCCTCCGGCCTTGTTCACGGCCTCCCCGGCACCCTTCGCCACATCGGTGAAGTCGCCGCCGAACTTTACTTTTACGTCGTCTGCCATAGGTCAGTTTCTTGGTTGTTGGTTATTTTGCTCGCGCTTGTATTTCTGGATAGCCTCCCAATCATCATCAGACATGACTGAGACATCAGCACCTAATGCCGTGCTGTGAGCGATATGCAACCAAATAGCTTCCGCTTCAGGCATCGTCCAAGCTTCCTCCAAGGTGCATCCGTTACGGGTCAGGGATGCGATTACGGCAAGTTGCCAAGGAATCCCGGCCTTGTTGTAAGTTCCTTCCGAGCCACCCTTTTCCCAGAAGCGCGGCCAGAAAGCCTGCTGATTGAGGTATGACACCAGCTTCGCAACTTCGGCGACAAGAATCTCCTCGTTGAACTGCATCCGGCTTACCCAGAACTTTTCACGCAGGGTTGCTGGCGTTGCGATTTGTTCGATTGTGCGCGAGGATAGAATCTTTACAGCCGCGACAAGGTGGGCAGGGTTGATGTGCTTGTCCGTTTCGATTACCGGGCTGTTGATTGCTTCAAGGGCGACCCGGTGGCGAAGGCAGAAGGGTAAAAGACGAATCCCGCAAACCTCGGTTGAGGGTTGCAGGATTGTCGCCGCTTTAATCCACCGCTTTTCCATTGGTGGTTAAGCCCGTTTTGGGCTTAGGCGATTTCCTGATACTTGCGTCCGTTGATGCCGACTCGACGGAAAGACTCGTTAGTGCCGTCGTTGGTAATGTCGTCGATGATGTACGAGACGCTACCGTAAGTGATTAGATTGCCGGGGACGGGAATAGTGGCACCGACTTTAAGGACACCAACGAAATTGACACCCTTAATCAAGTCGTCTTTACGGACGGTGATGATGCGGCCCTGAGCGTCTTTGACTTCGACGTGGAGGTTGCAGTTCTCCTTGAGGTTGTCCGACTGGATGGTGATGAACGAGGACGTCACATCGACCGGGCCGAAGTCGTGGTCAACGCCGTAAGTATTGGGAAGTGCCATGAGGGTCGCTTGGTGTTGAGTCTACGCGGGAGTCAAGCCGGAGGATAGACGGCGACCGCGGTGTAGGTCAGGACATTACCGTAGCGTCGGTCGGACACTCCCTCCTCGTCGGAGCGAAGCCAAGCATGGTACAGCTTGCCTTGCGTCCATGCGTCCTTGAGTCCGGATAAGTCCTGCATGATTGCCTGAACATTCTCTACCCTACCCCGGTGTAGATTGAGAGCTTCTGCTTCCGTAGGCGCGTCGTCCGCGGAAGAATAGATGTAGATTTTAAGGCTCAACTCGAAATTGCCAAGTGGACGAGAGCCGAAATTTGGGTGAGAGTCGGCTCCTTCTGCGTAAAGTATCACGGAAGGGATAGAACGAATCTCTCCGGTCTGACCAATGTTGACTTGAACGCCGGGGAGCATGGATGCGTTAGTTGCAAACCAAGCCGCCATGGACTGCTCTGCGATTGTTCGGATTCCGTATGTAGTCATGTCAGAAGTTCTTCTGTGTGTTGGTAGTGAGTCCTTGTGCCGTTGCAAGCCAAAGCGGAACCTTGCGTTTATTAAGCTCCGCCGCCATCTTCACTCGCATGGCGTATTGTCGGTAGCTTATTGCGGCCTTGAGGAGTCCCTTTGGCATGGCCCTAAGCCCGAAAAGGTGGCCGATTAGAACCTCCGGCTTCATAGGCTGTTGAATCATGTCCTGACCGATGGCGTAGGACTGACCAATCTGGTGGTTCTTAATCCACGCCGGAGCGCGGATTTCCTTTGAGCGAATCTTCTGGGCCGCGAACCAATAGCCAGATTTGAGTGAGCCGATGTCCTTCAGCTTCTGCTTGGCGTATTTGGTGATGTCGGACTCCTTCTTGACGAAAGCGAAAGCGGACTTGGACTTCTTTGCGTAATCAACAAGACCGCCTTTTCCGGAGTATTTACGCAGTTTCTGGTGGGTCTTCGCCATCGCTCCAGCATCTGAGCCTACATAAGATAGAGTGCGCCGGGGTGGGTTTCGGGCCTGAAACATCTCCCACAGCTTCTGTTTCGAGATGCTGGACTTGCCCTCTCCTTGTGACTTTGACCATAGTTTGAAGACTTCGAAGCTTCGCATGTCGGCGACCTGTTGCTTGGTCGCCTTTTCGATTGGCTGGAAGACCTTGAATAAAGCCAGATTAACATTCTCCTCTCCCTTTTTCTTGGAACCCGGCTCCATCCCTTTCCCCGCGCTTGTGAACGGACGAGTGTATTTGACTAAGTCCAAACAAAAATGCCCGGCCTGTTCGCGGACGACTTCGCCTAGTTCTTTGCCCATGACTTTGGAATAGTCATGCAGATGGGCCATCAGCGTTGAGGCATCAAGCGAAACATTCTTTGTTGGCTTGATAGCCATTATCAGGCCGGGCCTACCTTGGTCTGAACCCGGACGATAACCCAAGCCGACGGAGGGCGGTCGTTGATGGCGACGATGCGGTATTGTTTGCCGTTAAAGGTGACAAGGTTTCCGTAGATGACTACGCCGGGATGGGCGATAGTGTCCGCCTTCAGGAACTTCACGTCAAACGAGGCCGCGTCAAGGAAGCCACCCGTCTCCAAATCCTGCTGAACCATAGGGTCGCCCATCAGGACATTGAAAGACACCGGAAGGCCGGAAGCTTTCTGAACAGTCACAGCCTTGGGAATCTCGTCGAGGATTTCCCCGGCGTCTGCGGCCCATTCGTCTTGGATACTGCCCATGCCTCTACGCGGGAGTCAAAAGGCCTCTACGGGCCAGCCAGAGGGGTCTATTGACCCTCCCAAACAAAAGACCCCGGTTGCCCGAGGTCTTGTAAGGGAAGACTCCCCCTTGCTTTTCGGCAGAGGGGGGAGCCGTTATGATTAGAGGTCGGAGATGACGACGCGGAGGGCGGCGTCGGGGTTACCGACGGACTCGCCCGTAATCCACGAAGCCGAGACGTTCGACAGACCCTTGGTCCAATCGTACCAGCTACGGAGCGCGAAGGCGAAGCCGGAGTCGGGGTCTTGGACGGTAATCTGCTCGCCACCACCCGTGGTCGGGGCGGCCGGGACGCGCGTCACGATGACGTGACCTTCGCGGCAGGAGGCGATACCATTGAGGTGTTCGGTGAAGGTCGTGCCGGAGCCGGGGAAGCCGTTGTACTCGTAGATGTCGATGCCGTGGAGGCGACCGACCTTACCATCGCGAATCACCGAGGTGTCGCCGATGGACAGGTACTGAGCCACGGAGGCATCCTGAAGGAGCTGGCCGAAGGCATCCGGGGTGAGGAGCAGGGAGCGCTCGCCCATCGGGAGATTGGCCTTGGTCATGGCGGTAGCCGCGCCAGCGATGGCGACGCGGTTGAAGTTGGCCTTGGTGCCGGAGTAGGCGATGCCGTCGTAGTTGGCGGCAGTCGTCAGGCCGATAACGCCATCGAACAGGGACTTGACGGTAGCGTTAGCCATCGGAGCGATGAACACGCGGCGAAGCATGTCGAGGCTGATGGTGGCGACTTCGGTGTCGTCGAAGGCCGCGGCGACATACTTATGGTCGGCGAGGGTGATGGCGACATCCGTAGCGTCAGCGTCCGAAGGGACGAAGCCGTTGGCGCGGACGTAGGTGTTCGCCGTGAATTTGTTGGCGAAACGGGTGTGGACGACCTGACCCTTTTCAGCGACATAGGCGCTGAAGTCGGTGGTCACGATTTTGTTGAGGGGAGCGAGGACCGGGACGAGGGTGCGGAGGGTTTCCGCGGCCACGAACTGAGGAGCCAAGCCCTGATTGAGGACGTTGTTCGACATGATTATTTAGGGAGTGAGGGGTGGTTGAAAATTACTTGATGCCCAGATGGGCGACGATGGAGGCGCGGTTCTTGTTGTAGAACGCGACCTTCTCGGAAGGATTGCTGATGGCGAGATACTCGTTCCAGACTTCCTCGGGGGACTTGGAGGCGGCGGAGTCCGCGGCGGAGATTTCCACCGGGTTGACGCCGACGGAGGCGGCGATGGCGGCAGACTTCTTGCCGACGGACTCAATCTGAGCGACGGCCTCCTTCTTCACGGACTCGGAGGCGGCAAGAGCCTTAGCCATTTCTTCTACCTTGGCGATGGCCGCGTCGCGCTCGGCGACGACGGAGGCGGAGGCTTCAAGTAGCTTCTTCGCAGAAGCATATTCAGAAGCAAGCTCGCTGTTCTTGGCCTTGAGGGAAGCCACTTCCTTCGCCATCGCTTCGGCTTCGCCGGACTTGGAGGTGAAGGCGGACTTCAGCGCCTTGAGGGATTCTTCGAGGGTCATCGGTCTTTGAGTTGAGCCTACGCGGGAGTCAAGCGACTCCCTTGGAGCGGTTCTTTTTGACCGAACCCTTGTTGTGCTTGGAGTCCGTCTCGACAGCTTTCTCGCCGGAGTCATTCTCGTCATCCGCGTCGTCCTTGGACTTGTCCTCGTCGGGCTTGTCCTCGCCGTCCGGCTGAGGTTCGGTACCCTCGTCGTCCTCGGATTTCTTCTCGTCTTCTTCGTCCTCGGATTCGGGCTTCTCGTCGTCGTCAGACTTGGACTCGGGCTTTTCCTCTTCGTCCTCCTCCTTCGGCTCCTCGTCGTCGCCTTCGGACTTCTTTTCGTCCTCTTCTTCCTCGTCCTTGGGCTTGTCTTCGTCGTCAGACTTGGACTTCTTTTCCTCGTCTTCGTCTTCGGATTTCTTTTCTTCGTCCTCGTCTTCAGACTTCTTGTCCTCGTCTTCGTCCTCGGCGGACAGCTTAATCTTCAGGCCGGAGAGGGCGCGGGAAGCCGCAGTAGCCCGAAGCTTCTTGAGGGCCATGGCCTCTTCTTCTTCGCCATCCTCTTCGGAGGAAGCACCCATCTCGTCTCCGTGACGCTTGTCGTTTTCCTCGTCGGACTCGACCTGAGCAAACACAGCGGCATCAAGCTCCTTGAGCATTTCGTCAAAGCCATTGGTCAGGGACGTAACAAGCCCGGCTTCCGCGCCGCGCTTGCCGGAGAACATCTGGCCTTCCATCGAGCTGTCCTCGACGAAGGAACGGACGGACTTCACCGCCTCCTTGAAGTCGGCGTGGATGTCCTCGACTTCCTGCTGAAGCATCTTGCGCTGGTTTTCGTCAAGAGACGTTCCGGGGATTCCCGCACCCTTGTAGGTGCCGGACTTGATGACGTCCATCTTGACCCCTTCCATCTTGAAAGCTTCCGAGCAGTCAGGGAAGGCGATATACACGCCGATTGAGCCTACGGACGAAGAAGGGGTCGCGTAGAACTTGGAGGCCTGAGAGCCAAGCCAATAGGCCGCGGAACAGCATTCGTTGCCCGTGAAAGAGATGACCTCCTTGGAGCAATTCTTGATGCGGTTGGCGAGTTCAGGGACACCTACCGACGTGCCGCCGGGAGAGTCGATGTCAAGAATGATGGTCTTGATGGAGGTGTCGCGTTCGCACTCCTCAAGCATTTCCTCGATGTCGCGGATGTCGCAACAGCCGCAAAGCGACTCAAGCTCGGACAGGTTCTTGCCGATGACACCCTTGACCGGGATGATGGCGAAGGGAGGGAACTTTTCGAGCGTCGGCTTCTCGCCGAAAATTGCGGAAAGCATGTCGCCCATGTCGGACATCTTCGCGTCCATGGGGATTTCCATGTCGCCGACCCGGTTGAGGTAGGCCTCAGCCTGAGCAGGCTGGATGAGGAGAGGGCGCTGGCCCTTGAAGTCCTTGGAGAGATTACGCATTGGAGTTGTTTTGAGAGTCGTCAGGGAATGGGGTGAATGATTCCTGCTCAGGGGCAGGACTGTTTCCGAGCGTCTGGTCGATGTCCGCCGGATTGTTGGAAGGCTGGTAAATGGAGGAAACCGGAACATTGAACTCCGTCGCGGTTTCTTGGATGAGCTTGGCATCTGCGGCCCGGCGGCGGATTTCCTCGCGAGGGTCCATGCCAAGCTCGGAGAAGTGGTCGGACAGGGTCTTGAGTCCCATAGCGATGTCCTTCTGGTTGGCGGCAGATTCGCGTCCGGCATCGACGGTCACGCGGCGCGGAGTGACCCAATTGACCTTATACCATTCGTCGTTGGCAGGGAGGTCGCCTCTGGCGATGGCGTTGCCGATGACGTAGCCCCAGACCGGGGTAAGGAAGCGCGTCATGAACATGTGCTGGCGAGCGCCGAAGTGGCGTTCTGCCTTGCTGACGACGAGACGGATGGCCGCGCCACCGATTCCATTAGGGTCTGCCGTGAACTGATAGGGAAGGACTCCCGCGGTGGAATCTTTCTGGAGATGCTCGATGAAACCCGTGAAGCTGGCGTTCGGACGCTGGCTCTGGAAGCTCTCGAGCTTTTCACCCGGCGCAAGGGAGAGAATCTTTCCTCCGATAAAGGCTCCGACCTGTTCGGGATTATCGTAAACGCCGTTCGGGTAATCCTGCGGGCGCATACCGAAGGCTTGGAAGTCAGAAACACTACCGTCAAACTGCGGATTCTCGCGAGTGATGGTGCGAGTGATGTCCGAGGCGGTCTTGACGGCAAGCTTCTCCATCGACAGAATCTCAAGGATGTCGATGAGGTTGTTGATGCTGTGTTGCATCGGCGAGTATGCTCGCGCGCCGGAGACATTCTCCGGATGATGCAGATGGAGCATCGAATTGGACGGAATAAGGCGCGTAGTGCCGTCGCTACGGATGACGTTGTATCCGACGACCGCGCCGTATTTGTTGAACATGATGCCGTCGAACATTCCTTCCGGTGCGCCCATGGCCGCGGCAGAAGTGCCAACCCGGTGAGATTCGATTAACTGAATCTTGGCTACTCCGTCAGGGGAGAAGGTCTTGAGGACGAACATTTCCCCGTCAACATCCACCTTTCGGCAGGCAATCTGCTGGCATTCCCAGAAGTTAAACCGCCCGGTGATGTCGCAAGGCTTGTTGGCCCAATCGAGGAAGTAATGCTCCGCAAGCGCGTTCCAAGTCTGGTCTTTGCTCGCGGCCTGACCACGGATGCCATCGCCGATGGCATACATGACATTGTCAGAAATCATCTGACGGATGAGGCCGGAGTTGACCGCCAGCCAGCGCATCTTGCGCGTCAGCTCTTGGCGGTCGAAGACCGTCATCACCTTCTTCTGGTCGGCGGGCCACGGAGTGTTGACCCATTGACGCTTGTTGGAATACTTCGCGCCTTCAAACTGAGAGAAGATGCCCGAACCTCCGCCGCCGAATCCGTCGGCCATGGTCTTCAGTCCCTTCTTGCGGGCATACGCCTTAACATCGGCGACAGCTTTGCGGACTTGGGACTTGGTAAGTTTCTTAGGCATAAACTCTTATAGACCTCGGAAGTTCCAGAGTCCATTGTAAACACGGACTCGGTCGATTGCTCCATATTGGGCCGGGTCTTTGATTTGAAGCGCGTATCGGCATTCAATCAGAGTCGTCTGGATGTCCATCGGGAAGGACTTGGTCACCGAAGTGCCGGAATCCGTGTAGCTCATCATGGTCTTCCCCTCCATCAAGAGGCTTGCGGCCTTGTCAGCAATAGCCTCAATGCGAGCTTGAGATAGGATTAGAAAGCACCCGGTTGCCTGAGCCATAACCCTACGCGGGAGTCAAAATGGAAGGCCCATCCCTTGACCATGTTGGCAGAGGGGATGGGTGCCGCCTCCGAAACCCATGCCCGAGCAAAGGAGGTGCGAGTTCAGTCTGACTGCCGGGATTGAAGTGTCAAGCCTCCGTCTCGCCGGAAGATTCCTTTTCCTCCGGCGCAACGACGTCATCAGGCTTTCCCGTAAGCCGCCAAGCCAAGGCCGGGAGGATGCAGATGACCTCGCAATCCCAGAAGTGATTGTCCTTTGAGCCGATTTGCTCCCAGAATGGCTTTCCGTTCGTGGCGATTGTTCTCTTCTCTGACTTCATCTGGTCGCGGTATTCATCCGAGACATCCTTGGGAATCATATGCTTGCCGCGCTTGATGAGCGCCGCCAGCACGTCTTTCAGGCGCAGATTGGAGAAGTAGAATCGCTTCACGCGCTTACTTCCGACAGCTTCGACCACCGGGGCAGAGTAAGGCCGCAGTTCCGTCTTGAGGCCGACCGGGGTCTTGACCCTCCAAGCGAACTCGTTGCGCTGGTCGCCACGGGTAGCCACCCAGCCGTTAGCCGCACATGCCTGAAGCACCTCGTCTGGCTGGTAGCCTGAGTCGATGAAGACATTGGCCGGGTGGACTTGGTATTTCTTGTGGGCCTCGGCCAGCTGTGACCAAGAGAAGCAGTAACCGCAGTCAACAAGACGGGAGCGTCCGTCGCCAGACCATCCTCGGATGACCCAATAGAAACCGCGCTTCTGCACGTCCACTCCCATGAACCGCATGCGCACAAAATCAGGCTCGGCCCGCATTTCCGGCGTGATTAGGTGGAAGGCCGTCGGGTGTCCCTTTACGAATCCGCCCTCCTGCTCCCAATCCGCACCCATGGCGAAATCGCCCGGCGCGGCATCGGTCTTTATCTCATCCGGCTGTTCTTCGAACTTTTCTGCGAGCCGTTTTTGGATGAAGATACGCAGAGGCTCCTCGTCGCCGTATTCCTCGATGGATTCTTTGGCTTTGATTAGCATCACGGCCAGCTCACCCCAGCTCATCGTCGCGATGCTGTTCCAATGAAGGCCGATGTAGCTTGAGTTGCTGGACGCTTTTGTTGATACGAATTTACCCGCGGCGTTGGCTTCAAGACGGGTTGCGTTGGTGTCTGGAAGCTTCGTCTTGCAGGAAACACACTCGTAGGTAGTCCCGTGCGCAACCTTGAGCAGATTCCATTCCTCATTAACCTTTGCGTCTTCCGGAAACTTTACCTGTGACCAGACCCAAGGCTGAAGATGCCCGCAGGAAGGACAGCACATATTCCAATCCCGCATGTCCGTGGACTCATGTAGCTGGTGAAACTCCTGCCCGTCTTGACCACCCTGCGACATGAAGATGCGCTTGCCCATCCAACCGAACGCCGTCACGCGCGCGCTCGCTTCGGCCAAGTGTCCGGGCGGAGCCATCCAACACTCGTCCGCGATGACGTAACGCAACGAAAGTCGCTGAAGGTTTGTCTCGTTGTGGATTCCGCGACAATAGATTGTCATGCGGTCAAAGTCAGAAGTCGTCGAACGCTCCATGTCGTCGTTCTTGAACTTTGCTTTCACCGGCGGGCAATTGTTCCAAACCGGGCGAAGGTATCGGATAGAGAAGTCTTTAGCCTCTGCATCCGTAGCCTGAAGCACCATGGTCGGGCCGGGTTGGTTCGCGATGACGTAGCAGGAAAACAAACGGGCGAGCAAAGATTTGCCGGACTGAATGCTGGCAAGGATTGTCAGCAAGCGCGTCTCCGGGTCAGCCGCGATGCGCAAGGCCTCGGCAATCCACGGAGTGCGCTCCGCCCGGAACGGGCCGGGCATCGGCGAGTCAGGGATGGCGTTGACGTTATCCTCAAGCCATTGAACAATGTCTCCGGAGTAGGCTGGCTTCATGACGGTCTTGCCGACCTTTATCAGTTCAGCCTTATTCATCCTTTGAAAGCTCCGTGCGGATTCTCAGCGACCAAGCCTCAAGAGCCTTAACCGCCTTTGCCGGGTTCTCCGGGTTGCATGCCTCGGCGACGTCCAAGGCCAGCTTGTCTAATCTGTTAACGAATTCACTCGCAAGCTTCCGCATGGCTTCCGACGCATCGGAGGCCCGGATGTATTCCCGGTTCATCAGCGCGAGCCTGTCCGCCTCTGCCTTCAACTTGGTGAGGGTGTTGACGGTCTTATCGTAGGACGCGTAGAGCCGGGACTGCTGAGGGGAGCCGGACTTGACCGCCTTGATGTATTGGTTGCGCGAAATCTGAACAAGGATGCGCTGTCTCTCTACGATGGAGTCGAAGGTCTCCAGCACAGTCTGTGGAGCCTTTTCTTCGACCTCCTCGGCGGGTTCCTCCCCCGGTGCGGCATCGAGCTTGTAATCGCCCGGTGCGATGCCTGTCGTCAGGTGGCGTTGCGCCCTCCACTTCTCCGCCTCCTCAACGCTGTCCAGCGGCATCCCCTCAGACACAAGCTGGGAGATGCGGCCCGGAGAAAGCTCCCACCTTTCGGCGAGCGTCTTTTGGCTGACGGCCATCAGGCGGTCTTGTTTCGTTTCTTCAATTCAACCTCGGCGCGCTTTGCCCGGATGCGGGAAATCTCGTCCTTCGGCATCTCGCAGTTCCACATCTGTTGGAGGCTGTAAAAGACCACAGTATATCGGACGGCATCCTCAGACAGCTTGCGGATAGGGGTCACTCCGTGAAGGTAGGACTGTCCGTCAAACAAGGTAAGACTGCCGTGCGTACACTTCAAACACAGGTCAAGCTCCGGAAGGGCAAGGTATCCGCCCTCAATGTTCTTCTTGAACGCGAACATGGCCGACCACACATTCTTGTAGTTGCCCGCGTCGAAGTGATACTTCAAGGGGTTGTTGTGGTTGATGATGCCACTCGTGAACATTGACTTACCGATTCGGTATCCGGCCAGCACCTTCTCCTCGGTCAGCTGGAGATGAGTTTCCGCGAGGGACGGGTTGTATGCGTGATAGTATTTCGCGGCCACCTCGGCGAATCGCTGAACCACGTCACTCTCGTTAGGTTGCTCGGCGGCGATGGACGCGGCCCGGCAAGGATGATTGCGGACGACATTACGCGGCGCGTATCCGAAGATGCGGCTCGTCGTAAGCAATCCGTTGCTTCGGTAGTTCTTGGAGTAGTTGACCCGGCCCAAGGCCTCGACGAACTCACGCATGTCCTCGTCCACCTTGGCGATATAGACCAGAACAATCTGGTCGCCCAAGTAAACGATGGTGTTCTCGTCAATCAGCGTGGAGCCGTCCTCCGGCTTCGCGGAGCGAGACTTATATTCCTTGAGATTAATCTCCCTGAACTTGGCGTGTATTGACTTGATAGCCATTGGATTCCAGAAGATGGTTAACGACCTCAGCGTTGTTTGCAAGGCCGAACTTGTCGGCGTAGTCCGCGAGCGCGTCAATGACCGCGTTGTATTCCTCCATGCCGTAAACGAGGATAATCTGCCGAATGATGGATTTGTCGTAGTCACCCTTGCGCTCGCTGATGCTCTTGCCGCGCTCCTCGCCGTCAGAGGTCAACTGCTCTACGTCACCCACATCGGTGATGAGATAACCAAGGTCACTTTCGTCGAAGCCGATGAGCGACAGGTCGATTTCCCCGGCCTCCTGAATGGCAAGCAGTTCGGCCTTCAGGATGTCCGCGTCCCACCCGGCGTTCAGGGCAAGCTTGTTGTCCGCAAGCACATAGGCGCGCATCTGCGAGGGAGACAGGTGACTGAGAGTAATAGTCGGCACCTCAGTCATGCCAAGTTTAGTAGCCGCCGCAAGTCTGCCATGCCCGGCGATGACAGTTAAATCTTCTTGGATGAGGATGGGGTTGTTAAACCCAAACTCCTCGATGGATTTTGCAAGCTGTGCGACTTGCTCCTCGGAGTGCGTTCGCGCGTTGTTGGCATAGGGTTTGAGTGACGCGACTGCGGTGATTTTGATTTCGAATTTCTGGCTCATGGACGTGGTGGAGTTTAGGTTTGATGTTTTTTGCTAAAATGGTGCGTATTTCGGGCAGACGCGCACTCTGCGGAGCGTCCCCCCGAGGGGTTAAAAGATTCCTTAACCGGGGTG